ACAAGCGTTTGTAGATGGCACAAGTCCAAGTAAACAACAAGGTGATGTCGTTATTTTAACTGCTGCATCTGACAACCAAGAGCGTTCTTGGATTAAAACTGGTAGTGCATCTCAAGGGGTTGCAGGTTATACTAGATTACAGACAGATTACAACGTGGTATCTATTCGTGCGATGTTTAGTGTTGCTACCTATATGACTTACGATGCATCTAGTGGACAATTTGGCTTAGACTTAGGTAACGGAGCAGGTAAATTAGGAGCGCACACATTACCGATTGACTCTAACGAGTTTACATCTGCTACGGGTTCTACTATCTTGGCTATTGCTAAGAGTTTAGAATCTTTAATTCTTAATGGAGCAACAACTCAAGCAACACAAACTCAAGCAGTAGATTCTAGGATTTCTAGTTGTACTGGTGTAAGTGGAGGTGATTTGGGTTCTTTTGGAGGTCGTTTTTCTGATAACTCTACTATTAAACAAGTGCTACAAGAGTCAGAACAAGACTTGACTGATAGTGAATCAGATAGAGCAGCAATAAGAAGTGAGTTTGCTAGTGCAGATGCAGGTTTAGCATCAAGCATAGGTACAGAGGCTTTCCTAAGACAACAAGGGGATTCTACGGAGGCTATCTCACGTATTGCAGGTGATAACGCAGCAAATGCAAGAATTGATTCTACAAATTTAGATTTAAGCAATGAAGAGGCTAGAGCATTATCAGCAGAGCAAGGTTTAGGTGCAAGACTTAACGTTGTAGAGGGTGGTTCTAGTGTAAGTGGCTCTATTTCTAAAGCACAAGCAGATGCACAAGCGTTTGCAAGTAATGCAGTAAGTAACGAGGCTATTGCTAGACAAGCAGCCGATGCAGTATTACAAGCACAAGTAGATGCTATTGCAGATGCTTTCCAATACAAAGGTAACGTAGGTGCTGATGGTCGTGTTGTACACATTGACACAACTGATGCAAACCATCAAAAGATGTTTGAAAATGCTTCTTTTGAAGCAGGGGATATGTACAAAATGAATATTGCCAAGACCTTCGTATTTAGTGATTCTTCTGAAATAGAGGTGAAAATAGGAGATTCTTTAGTTGCGTTAACTCCTTGTCCCGCAGGTACTTGTGGAGCAGATGATTTCCACAAATGGAATAACGTAGAATCAGCAGATATTCTTAGAGAAGGTATGCTTGATGGTGCTACTATCGAGAAAGTAGGAGGAGTAGTAAGAGTTAAAGCCGATTCTATTGATAGGTCTAAACTTGACGATGCAGTAGAAACGGATATTGACTCTAAGGTAGAGAAAGCAGGAGATACTATGTCGGGTGCTTTAAAAATCGACAAGGTTGTAGGTAACGGAGTTGGTTATGCAGGAGGGTATGATTTCGCTTCTCATATCAAGATGAAATCTATCGACTCTGCTAGTCTTACAGATACTCAAAGAGCATTGCTAGTTGAGAATGAGGTTTACACCGATGGTAGTGGAAACCCACTTGATTTAGATTATGCAAATGGTGCGACTATATCTTCTCACTACAAAGGTGCGTCTAACGATATGTCAGTTGCTATTGTAGGTATGAATGGAGAGGGTAGGTCATTTAACCAACTTTCTGCTATCTATGCCACAGGTGTTTATGGTACGGCAACAGACCAACAATTAGGAGTAAATGCGGGTGGTACGTTTGTAGCACAAAATGGTGCGACTGCTAACTTAGGGGTATTTGGATTCTCTGATACGGCAGGAGCATTAAACAATAGAGGTGCTTATTTCGCATTATCTAGTGCAGAAGTTGACTTTGATGCATACCGAGTTGCAAGGGTAGCAAGTCCGTTACCTGTGCAAGATGCTGCATTAATTGTTGATGACTTTACGGGAACTAAACACGCTGCTTATTTCAATGGTAAAGTTGAAATTAATGGAAATGTAATTGTGCCTAGTGCAGGTGCAGATAACCAAGCAGTAAACTTAGGAGATGTTAAGGCTAAAGAGTTCTTCGCAACTTTTACTATCGGTGCTGATTCTAGTAAGGTTATTAATCACGGACTTAACTCTAAGAAAGTAATTGTTCAACTTTGGATGAATGACGAAGAGGTTACATCTTCTTTTGATTTAGAGAAGACTAGCAATAACTCACTAACTATCTATAATGATTCTGCTGATTCATTAACAGGATTAGAGGTTTGTATTATTAAACTCTCAGTATAATAATTAGTTGATTGATATTAGACCCTGCCTATATGGTGGGGTTTTTTATTAAAAATAAAACACTTATACACTTATACGTAATATTAGTAACAATAATTTTAATTATGAAGAATAAATCAATTTTAGAGAAGTTCAAGGCTTTTGCAGACTCTCTTACAGAAGGCGAAACTAATGTGGAGTTGAAAGAAGAGGTTGTTGAGAAGGTTGAAGAAACTAAAGAAGAGGTAGTATTGGCAGAAGAAACTGCTGAGAAACCTAAAGAGGAAGTAGTTGTTGAAGAAGAGGTAAAAGTCGAATACGCAACTAAATCTGATATTGAGGAAATTAAGAAACAAATGAACTCAGAAGTATCAGAAGTGAAAGCTATGTTTGAGCAAATCTTAGACAGAGTTAAACCTAAAGACGCAGAAGTTCCACAAGAACTATCTAAGGAAGAGGTAGAATTAGCAGAAGAGATTGTACACAATCCTAATGCAGAAGTGGAAGAAGTGAAGCAAGTATTACACGCTCAAAATAGAGAGATGACTACTCGCGATAGAATATTCGAGAAATTCAGCAATTTTAAAAAATAATAAAAAAAGAAAGTTATGGCTACTACTCAAGTAACAAATAGTACTTATGCAGGAGAAAAAGCTGCTCCGTATATCAGTGCTGCATTATTGTCGGCAAACACTCTTGAAAATGGAGGTTTGACCATTAAGCAAAACATTAAATTTAAACAAGTTGTAAAAACTCTAGCAGTTGGTTCAGGTCTTATTCAAGATATGGATTGTGATTTTGCTGCTAATTCTTCCGTAACGGTTGATGAAAGAATCCTAGAGCCAAAGCCTTTCAAGGTGAACTTAGAGCTTTGTAAGGAAGACTATCGTTCTGATTGGGATGCTATCTCTATGGGATACTCTGCACACGACAGACTGCCTCCTTCTTTTGAAGATTATCTATTAGCTGAGGTTGCTGCTAATGTAGCTACTGACATCGAAAAGATGATTTGGCAAGGAGATTCAGGTAACACAGGAGAGTTCGATGGATTCTTGAAATTACTTGGAGCTGATGGAACTGTTGTGAAGGTTGTAGGTCAAGCAGGTGGAGTTACTGCTGCTAACGTAATTGACGAGCTAGGAAAAGTTGTAGACGCTATTGATGAGTCTATCTACGGAAAAGAAGACCTAGTAATTTATATCCCTCAAAATGTACACAGAGCATACATTCGTGCTTTAGGTGGTTTCCAATCAGGAGGTCAAGGTGCTAATGGTGTTGGTGCTAGAGGAACTATGTGGGCAAGTGGAATGGGTCAGCCTTTAGAATTTGATGGAGTTAAATTGTTTGTTGCAAACGGACTTCCTTCTTCTACTATGGTTGCTGCTCAACGCTCTAACCTATGGTTTGGATGTGGTCTTTTAAGAGATGAGAACGAAGTTAAGATGATTGACCGTTCTGCTATCGAAGGAGATGACAATGTACGTATCATTATGAAGTTTACTTCTGCGGTACAATACGCTTACGGAGCTGAGGTTGTTCTTTACACGCCTGCATCCTAAGAGAAAACAATAATTAGGGGAGTGAAATACCTCCCCTTTAATTTAAAAAAATATTAATATGGCTTGTGATTTTATTACATCAGGTAGAGCGTTACCTTGTAAGGAAGGTTTTGGAGGCTTAAATGCAGTTTACTTTGTAGGTTCTGCTGATGCTGCTTCTGAGGTTATTACTTTCAATACGGATAGCGATTCTATTGATTCAGTAGGAACATCTATTCCTGCTTACAAATACGAACTTAGAAGTTCTTCTGCCTTAACTCAAACTCCTACGCAAGATGCTAATGCAGGTACTACCTACGTTGAGCAATCTTTGGAACTTGATTTACAGATTATGACTTCTGAAGACAATGATAACTTGAGATTGATTATGTTAGACAGACCTCAGATTGTTGTTGAAGATAATATGGGTAACTTTATGTTATGTGGTTTAGAGTATGGTTGTAATGTTAGTGGAGGTTCTGCTACATCGGGTGCTGCTGCTGCTGACAAGAATGGTTACTCAATTACATTCTCTGCTATGGAAAAGACTTTTGCTAACTTTATTGAGCCTTCTACTCCTTCTTCGGGTGTTATGGCTGATGCAGGTTTCACAGTTTCCTAGTAAGAACTTTTGATAGATAAAGGAGGGTTGCCATTAAAGGCAGCCTTTTTTTATACAATAAAAACACTTTTTAATTATTTCGTTATATTGATATGAAAGTTTTATTACCAACACAATCGCCACAGACTATCACCATTATACCTAGAAGTGTAGGCTATGCTTACTTGCAAAATGGTTTTGATGATAAGGTTCGTTCTATGAGGGCAGTATATGAAGACAACATTTGTGCTGACGATATTATATCTGATGAACAAGGTCAAGACATAACTGTTACCCTTAGAGAAGATGGTAGTGGAGAAACTGAAAACATAATAGATGTCGATGTTTTTAAGATAGGTAATTTTGCTGAGGTTACTTTTACTTCTACGATACTAAAAAAAGATAGAGTTTATTACTTCCAAATGGATAAAGGTGATACTATTATGTATAGAGGTAAAGTTTATTGCACAGATTCATTTGATGGAGATAAATACAATATGTCTAAAGAAGACTACAAGCAAAACTCCGCTAGTGATAATAAATACACATTAATATAATGGAAGAGAATAAGAAAAAAGAAGACTTTACTATTAATTCTAAGATAGGCTTTATTAATGCTAAGGCTTATGAAGCACCTGTTGCAGTAGAGAGAGATACTAATGATTGGGTTCGTTGGGGCGAAGAGAACGACTACTTTAACAAACTGATAGACAGATACATAGGTAGTGCTACAAACAACAGATGTATTACAGGTATTGTAGATTTAATATACGGTAGAGGATTAGAGGCTACTAATGCTGATGAAAAGCACGAAGACTTTGCTAGATTCAAACAGATACTATCAGACAAGGACACTAAGAAATTAGTAAACGATTACAAGTTACTTGGTCAAGCTGCTGCAAAGGTAGTCTACAATAGAGATAAGACTAAGATATTAAGCATTAAGCACTTCCCTATGGAAACTTTACGTATGGGTAAAGCCAATAGCAAGGGAGTAATTGATAAGGTATTCTACGCCCCTAAATGGAATGAGATAGCAGATGATAGATTTAGGCAATCAGGTACGTACAAGCAACCTAAAGCAATACCTACTTTTAAGAATGGTAGGAAGAATCAGAGAGAAGAAATCTATATCATAAAACCTTACAGAAGTGGTTATTATTACTATGCTCCTGTGGATTATCAAGGATGTGTTCAGTATGCTGAATTGGAAGAGGAAGTGTCCAACTACCATATTAATAACATTAAGAATGGTCTACAACCAAGTCTTATTGTCAATTTCAACAATGGTGTACCGAATAAGGAAACGCAGAAATACTTAGAGAATAAGATTGGTGAGAAATTTGGAGGAACATCTAATGCAGGTAAATTCATTCTCTCCTTTAACGATTCTAAGGAAGAGGAAACATCTATTGACCCTATTCATTTGCCTGACGCTCACGCTCAATATCAGTTCCTATCTGATGAGTGTAGAGATAAGATTATGCTAGGACACGGAATTACTTCCCCTATATTGTTTGGTATTAAGGATAACACAGGGTTTGGTAACAATGCAGAGGAAATTAGAACTGCATCACTTATTATGGACAACACCGTTATACGTTCTTCTCAAGATGAATTGCTATATGCTTTTTGTGAGATATTGAAAGTAAATGGTATTGAGTTAGATTTATACTTTGAAACACTACAACCTATTGAGTTTACAGAGTTAGATAATATAGCTACACAGATTAAGCGTGAAGAAGAAACAGGAGAGAAACTATCTTCTGTTGAGTTAGATGACTTTACTGACGAGGATGGAGATGATATGCTAGGTCAGTTAGATAACTTGGGAGAGTTTATCAATGAAGATGATTGGGAAGTGGTTCATTCAGAAGAGGCTAATGGAGAAGAGTTTGATGTACAGAAGTTTGCTAAAGAAAATAGAAGTACGGTAG